TTAGATGCGATTAACCGCATCCAACAGTGTTGATACCCCAAGATGCGTATATACCTTTTCTGTCACATCCATCCTGGCGCTATGGCCAAGTATCTTTTTGATCACCACGGGCTTGACGTCTGCTTCCGTAAGCATACTTGCACAGGTATGCCGGGTATCATGCGGTGTATGATGCATGCGTAATGATTTGAGTACTGGATCCCAGTGATACTTCCTGAAGGTGGTATATGTGTAAGGGCGTATGCCGTCACGACTGATAAGCGTATCGGCGCCAACAGCCATCCAATCCTTGTAAAAAGGCATGACCTTATCCGCTATCGGGACCATGCGCACACCACTGTCGGTCTTGGATCGGACCACATCGAAGTACTGCTCATCCAGGTGCACATCCTCGCGCCTAAGACTGAGAAGCTCATCGATACGCACACCGGAGTAGATCAAGGCCAGGGTGATACGTACGGTGTTGTCATCCGTATGCTTCCACAGTCGCTTGATCTCGGCAGGGGTGAAGCGGTCATGCTCGGTACGATTGGGGTTCTTGTTACGGTACCTTGACAGGTCGATATAAGACGAAAGGTCACGGTCCGTGATGCCTTGACCGATAGCGTACTTGTACAGGGCGTTCATCATGGACTTGAAGCGCTTTAAGGTCGGCGCGTTCTTGCCAGAAGCATCAATGGATCGGATGATATCCTGGACAGTCAGGTCCTTGAATTTCATGCCATAGACAGGTTCCAATATCTGAAAGGCCGCACGGTAGCCTTTTTGCGTCGAATCCGAGACGATCGGGAAGTGGTCGGCCGACCATGCATCGTATACTTCTTTGACCGTCATGGCCCTCTTTTCATAACCGTACGGCGAGCTGTGATACGACTGGAGAAGCTCAAAAGCATCCGTCCAGGTCTCTGCATATCCAATTGTTTGAAATTTTTTTCTAACTTTCTGAGCATCCATATCAAGCTCTTTGGACACTAGTACCCTAGCCCTATATGGCTTTCTGCGTGTGCCAGGTAGCTTATTAATCTGTCCAAATCCATTTGGAAGTCTTCTTAATTTCTTTGTCATGTTTGTACTCATTCCTTTCTATTTTTATGAAAATTTGATAAAATGAGCACATAAAAAGATTAATGATTGTCAGTCATTCTTTTTATGCGCAAGCCCTCTATGACGAGTACCAGTCGCCAGTGAGGGCGCTTTTTTATTGTTCTATACTGAACTTAAATTTATAATGTCCAATGATCCGAAAGCACTCATTGGTCACGTCTATCATTATTGGATCATACTTGTCATTGGCGGACTCCAACATGATCATACCGTTAGGTAGATGCCTGTATATCTTGCAGTACGCCTTCTCATTATCGATGCAGAAAGACCCGATCATACCGTTCTCCAAGACCGACGTGCGCTCGAATACAAGCACGTCACCGTCCTTGATGCCTTTATTGATCATACTATCGCCATGTGCCGTGTTGGCAAAATACTCCACGCCAGGCGTCAGGTATTTATCCGGTATAGCTATATAATCTTCAATTTCATCGTCGACAAACATACCACGACCACAAGATATACTCGCGTATAAAGGAATGTTTTTAAAAGTCCCCTTGGTCTTAGATCGATCAACATCACGCAAGTAATCTTCCTGCTCTGCTTGCTTAAACAAATAATATAACTTCGCTCGTTCGTATGAATCTGTCACATCCGGATAGAATGCATCAGGTATTTTATAGCACGAATTGTTTAACCATTCCTCATAGTCGATTGGATTGTCTTCCCAACCCATAAGAAATGCTGGCGTTGTATGGAGAGCTTCTGCAATCGGCTCCAATACATTTGTTGGTAGCTTTTCTATTGACCCCTTTTCATATCGATATACAGTTGTTCGGTCTTTACCAATAGCCATCCCTAGATCATCAGCCGTCATCCCTAATTCTTTTCTTCTCTTTTTTATTCTTTCTCCGATACTCATTTTTTTTGTCTCCTGGTTTTATTATAATCGCAATATTGCGACAATTCAACAGTCAAAAAAGCATAAATCGCATTTCTGCAATTTTTTATATTGACTTAGAAGTTGACAACATGTACCATATGGTTGTGGCATAAATGCGACAAAGAAAGGAGGAGAAGAGTATGAATGCCTTAAAATTCCAACAAGTATTAGATAAAAGAGGACTTAAAAAAGAGGATTTAGCTAAAATCATCAATAAAGACAGAGCTACTATATATCGCAGATTCGCTAATAAAGGCGATAATTTCACTGTAGAAGAAGCCCAAAACATAAAAGAGGCTCTGGACTTAACAGATGAAGAAGCTATTTCCATTTTTTTTGATTAGCTTGTGGCATAAATGCCACAAGAGATTAAAAGGAGGATCACAAATGACCAGTTACAAAAGTGAATTAGAAATTGGGCTTCCATATGAAATCTGCATAGTGGTCAGAGCCTACATGAAAGAAAAAGGAGGTATATCAAGAAAAGACATGAAAGTCCTTATGGGCGATATCAATCAAGTCAAGGAAAAGGAATGAGCAAGACATCAAACAGATTAGAAAGGGGAAAAGAATGGGACTAACAGTAATACTCAATTTATGTACTTTAATTTGTCAATTGATTATTCTAGCAACGTTTATTCGATCGGAAAATAAATGATTTCTTTTTTGAATGGCTACAGATTAATTTATTTGGAAAATGCATCTGCTTTAGTAGAAGAAAAATAGAAATTGAAAAAGCCAATCCATCGGCAAATGAATTGACTAAAAAATGTATTCCATTTGATTGTAAAGCGTTTGCTAAAGCTGTTGCTGTAGCCAATTGTGATAAAGATTAAGAATTTCTATTTGAACATTAGCTGCTATCGTTGCAAATGCAGCCCCTGTTGATTCGATATTTTGTATTTATTTTTATAAAAAATATATTTCTCCTCTCAACGAGAGTGTAACAGAAAGGATTCATTATGGATTACAAATTTATGAAACAAATAAATGACCACCGAATTCAAAAAGAGATTGACGCCCGAATTGCTCAGGACGCTCTTCGAGAAAAGGCGCGTCAAAAAAAATAGGACAAGCTCGAGGCCGCCATATTAATTACGGCATTCATAGTAGGTGTGCTTGCGCTCGGTCTTTTAGGCGGATAGAAAGGAGGCAATCGGAATGAGTGAGGATAAACAAGCAATCTGTGATGCTCTTCTATTAGCACTAAAAAAGACACGACACTTATACGATCTTATCAGTCTTAAATACGCCAAGATAGATAAGGATGAAATCGTAGTGGCCGAATTTCAAAACGGCTATAAGAAAAAGGTTTGTGTCAATCTCGATAGCGGTATCGCTATGATTGCAGATATCGCAACCAAGCTTCTATAGAAAAGAGGTGAGAGCCATGAGAATCACAGTCAATGAAGCGGCTGATATGCTGGAAAGAAGTCCGGAGTTTATTCGGATGGCGTTGCAGCAAAAAGTGTTACCAATCGGAATCGCGATCCGGATGCATGGAAGCACGAGATACACGTACTTCATCAATCCGGCGGATTTAGCCAAGTACATGCATATATCGCTCAAGGAACTTGAAAAAAGAAAAGAGCGCCTACACAGATTCGAAGAAAAAAGCGCTCAGTGGGACCAATAAGAACCCACAAATAGTATAACACAAATCGATGTGCTCCGACCTGTCGATGGTCGGAAACATCTGTAGCAACCATGTAATCTTCCCCTAGTCAAATAGCGACCGTCGGCAGATCGGGGCGCATCGAGAAATAGAAAGAAGGAAATAAGTATGGATATCAAATTGAACATTGACGTAACAGATCGTGCTTTAGAGTTCAGTCGCAACATGGGTTCACTGTTTGTGAATTTGGGCGTGATCGACAAGGAAAGCCTGGAGCGATCGGCCAACCGCCCCGTTCAAAAAGCACCGGATGAACATGCAGAAAAGGTAAGCCATGAGCCACCAGTGGACGCACCGTGGAACACGGACCCGATCGAACCAGACAATTTGAAAGTTGAAACGCCAACAAAACAAGAAGCAAAGAAGTATTCGAAAGAAGAATTGAGAAAGTTAGGTGCCCATTTCATCCAAAAAAAAGGCGCGCCAGCTTTCAAAAAGATCTTGAGCGACTTCGGCATCACTAAACTTGGTGATCTGAAAGAGACAGACCAGGAAGCCTTCGTGGAGGCCCTCAATGCCTAAGCATCACGCGCTCTTGTCGGCTTCGGCATCGAGAAGATGGCTCAACTGCACACCGTCTGCCGTGCTTGAGTCACATGAACCTGACACATCAAGCCCTTTTGCCGAAGAAGGCACAAGAGCTCACGCCCTTGCAGAAAAGAAGTTGAAAGCATGGATCAAATCGAACCGGAAGACGCATTTCAAAGCAGACGACGGAGAGATGCAAGAGTGCACTGACGGGTACCGCGATTATGTAATCGAGATATTTAACAGCGAGAAAAAGAAGACCCCAGATGCCGAACTGCTCATCGAGCAAAAACTTGACTTCTCACGATGGGTGCCGGATGGCTTCGGAACAGGAGACGCGGTCATCATTGGCGATGACACGTTACACATCATCGATTTCAAATATGGCAAAGGCGTCAAGGTATCGGCCGAAGACAACTCGCAGATGCTTCTTTACGCGGCCGGCGCACTGGATGTATTCGGTGCCCTATACGACTTTGACAATATCACAACTCATATCTATCAGCCAAGGATAGGTAACGTGTCAGAATCTACAATCACGGTATCGGCATTGGAGGAATGGCTCGATACGACGGTCAAACCAAAAGCGGATCTCGCTTCCAAAGGTGATGGTGATCCAAGACCGGGAGACTGGTGCCACTTCTGCAAAGTCCGTGCCAAGTGCAAAGCTCGGGCGGATTTCGATATCGAGGCGGTCAAATCTTCCGGATTCGATACCGATCCGAATCTTCTCGACAAGGAAGATATAGAAAGCATCCTTCCGATGCTTGACGAGCTCCAATCGTGGATCAAGGACCTAAGCCAATACGCCCTTGATCAAGCTCTACAAGGAGTGCATTACAAGGGCTTCAAGGTCGTGGAAGGAAGGAGCAATCGAAAAGTTGTCGATGACAAAGGCCTCATCGATGCACTGCACAAGATGGGTTATGAAGATGATGTGATCATGACAAAGCCGAAGCTACAGACCATCACGGCATTAGAAAAGGCCGTAGGAAAAAAGATGTTCACAGGCATCGCGATGCCGTACATCGACAAACCAAAAGGAAAACCAACGCTTGTACCGGAGAGCGATAAAAGACCGGAATACAGCTCCGCGGAAGAAGACTTCGCGGACGATTTGAAATAAGGAGGAATGTATAATGTCAAATCAAACACACGTAAAAACTGGAGAAGTACGCTTCTCATTCTGCCATCTATTCGAACCATCAAGCTTCAATGATCAGAAGCCTAAATATTCATTAGCAATTCTTATCGACAAGAGCGATAAGGCTACGCTCGATGCGATCAAGAAGGCCTATGAAGCCGCCAAACAGGTAGGCGTTGAGCGATACGGAAAGGCCTTCGCGTCCAAAGCAAGCCCACTTGTTCGACCGGTCGGAAGCAACTATGGACTTCTTAAAGATGCTGATCAGGATGATGAATTGGCATCTGATCCAAACTACGCCAACCACTTCGTGATGAATCTGAAATCCGACAAAGCACCACAAGTTTTAGCACGGGAAACAGGCCGTAAAAGACTGACCAAAGAAGACGGAGGAGAAGACATCGTCTACTCCGGATGCTTTGGAAAGGTTACGTTTAACGTTTATCCATACCAGAACGTCGCTACCGGTATTTCGGCAGGGCTTAACAATGTTTTAAAAACGAGAGATGGCGATCGATTCGGCGGATGGGTATCGGCCGAAGATGATTTCGCGGATGATCTTCAGGATGACGACATCTACAGTGACCTGCTATGAGAACAGTAAGGAAGCTGCATGTCGACCTGGAAACCTACTCCGACGTGGACATCGGGAAGGTCGGCCTATATCGGTATGTAGACTCAAGAGCTTTCGAAATACTACTTATCGCATATGCGCTCGATGATGGCCCCGTCACTGTCATAGATCTCACACAGGAAGACATGCCGGAATGGCTCGTCATGGCACTGACAGATTTCGCCTATCTCAAGGTAGCGCACAACGCCGCCTTTGAAAGGGTCTGTCTGTCCAAGTATCTAGGCGTACGTCTGCAACCCGATCAGTGGGAGTGCACGATGGTCCATGCCATGATGCTTGGCCTTCCGGCCTCGCTAAAAGACGTAGGAAAGGCGCTCGGACTTCCGGAAGATAAACAGAAGATGTCAGAAGGAAGAGCGCTCATAACCTACTTCTGTAAGCCATGCAAGCCCACAAAAGCAAACGGCGGCCGAACAAGAAACATGCCAAACGATGCACCTGAGAAGTGGGATACGTTCATTGCATACAACAAGCGAGACGTTGAGACAGAGCAAGAAATCGATAGGCAATTGAGCCGGATGCCGATTCCCAAATCAGAAAAGGAGCTTTACTGTCTAGATCAGGATATGAATGACCATGGATTGATGATTGACAGAAAGATGCTTGATATCATCATCGAGTACTCTGACAAGTACACCAAAGCTTTAAAAAAAGAGGCCGAAGAATTGACAGGTGGCATCAATATCAACTCGATCATCCAGTTAACCAACTGGATTCAACAAGTAGAAGACATCGAATTAAAGTCATTGACAAAAGAAGATGTCGCAGACCTTCTGAAAAAAGATGATCTAGGGTCCGACACAAGACGGGTACTGGAGATACGGCAAGAGGTCGGAAAGACCTCTGTTAAGAAATACAACAAAACTTTGGAGGCGCTATGCTCAGACGGACGTCTGCATGGCGTCCTTCAATTTTACGGGGCCGGGCGTACGGGACGATGGGCCGGGCGATTACTGCAAGTGCAGAACCTTCCACGCAATGTATTTGATGATATTGGTTTGGCACGTGATCTGGTCCTATCGCAACGATGGGACGAATTGACCATGCTGTATGACTCCATCAATGATGTGTTCGCAACGCTCATACGAACGATGATCATACCGCCTGAACACTATGCCTTCGCGGTCGCGGATTACAGCGCGATCGAGGCCCGAGTAATTGCCTGGCTCGCCGGAGAAAAATGGCGTCAGGACACCTTCAAAAACGGCGGAGATATCTACTGCGCCTCGGCCGAACAGATGTTCCATGTGCCAGTAGAGAAGCATGGACGCAACGCTCACTTGCGCAAGAAAGGCAAGGTCGCCGAACTGGCGCTCGGCTACCAAGGCGGCGTCAACGCGATGAAAAGAATGGGCGGCGAAGCCATGGGTATGACCGAAGAAGAAATGCTCGATATCGTCCAGAAATGGAGGAAAAAGTCGCCTCACATCGTAGCCCTGTGGAATCGGATCCAAATCGCCGTGATTAAAACCATTGAGTCGGGTAAGGACTCCTATTTATCCATCAAAGAAAAAGAAATTCGATTTCATATGAATTTCATAGAAAATATGGAATTTCTTCAGATATATCTGCCGTCCGGGCGGTATATATGCTACGCCGAACCAAAACTTGAAGAAACTGAACGAGGCTATCAGATCACCTATATGGGTCAGAACCAGACCACGCACAAGTGGGAACAATTGAAGACCTATGGCGGCAAACTGACCGAAAACATCGTCCAGGCCATCGCACGTGACTGCCTGGCACTTACATTGATGCGGATATCCAGGACCGGATACTGGACGGTCATGCATGTCCATGATGAGGTCATCGTGGAAGTGCCTAAGGAGATGGCAAATAAGTGCCTTGAACAGATAGAAGGCATCATGGCCGAGCCGATACCATGGGCGCCTGGGTTGATACTGACCGCCGACGGCTTCACATCGAATTATTACAGAAAGGATTAGCTATGAAGAGCAAAAGAAAAAAGCGCAAATTTTACATCCTTACACCGGATTACGAGCGCGTGATCAAGGAGCTGTCATTTACGGAAATGGCCAAGATTTTGAATGTCGGCACGAACAATCTGGATCAGATCCTGGCCAGTAAAAAGAATCTATACAAAGGCAAGTATCCAATTGCGGAAAATTAAAGGGGGGGGACAGTTGTTTACTTTATACACGGCCGATTGCCGCGGCAATCCGGCAAATAATACATACAAAAATGAGATCAATATATCAGAAAGTCTATCGAGTTACAAAGACTTTAAAAAGGCGGTTAAACACGACTACGTCGGAGCGCAGTACAAGGATAACAAGCGATCCATAAGCAACTTTATAGGGTCGAATGTGATCATCCTGGACTGTGACAATGATCATTCTGAGAATCCTATGGACTGGGCACGACCAATGCCGGATATAGGCAAGGCTTTCCCGAATGTCAAATTCGCGGTCCATTATTCAAGAAGCAACATGGTCAGGAAGAAAGGGAAGGCGGCGCGGCCCAAGTTCCACGTCTTCTTCCCAATCGAGTGGACAGATGACGCCGACAAATACGCGGCGCTAAAAAGGAAGGCGGCAAGTGCCTTCCCGTATTTCGACGCCAATGCACTGGACTCCGCGCGCTTCTTTTTCGGTACGGAGGAACCGGTGGTCAGTACATGGCTAACTAACGACCTGACGCTTGACGAATTCTTTGCCAATACACCTGAGGCGGATGCCGAATTTGAAACCCTGAGCGAAGAGGATCAATCGATCATCGCCAAAGTGGAAGAGGCTGACTACATCCCGGAGGGAAGCCGTAATGACACGATGCATAAATATGCCTGTGCCGTGCTCAAAAAGTATGGCGATGCCAATGGCAAGGCAGAGGCAAAATATCAGGAGATGCTTGCAAAATGCGCCCCACCGCTACCGGACAAAGATCAAGTGACCATCTGGAAAAGTGCTTCAAAATATTTCAAAGAAGAGATATCGAAATCGCCGGATTATGTATCACCAGATGAATTCAATATGGACTTTAAATATGCACCGGATGACTACTCCGATGTCGGACAGGCCACGGTGCTAGCTAGAGAGTACAAAGGCAGTATCCGATACTCACCGTCGACCAACTTTATCGTCTTTAATGGCTCCTATTGGGAAGAGTCCAATCCGAAGGCGCAGGGCGTCGTGCATGCCCTGACCAAGAAGCAGATGAAAGAAGCGGACGAGGCACTGGAACAGGCGCAGAACACGATCCAGTCCGAAGGTGTACAGGACATGCTTACCAAGAGCGGTGATGTGCGCGCCGGGGTCACGCTTTCCATGCGTCAGCATGCTGCACTGGTCAAATATCAACTGGCCAAAAAGTACCGCACATTTGTCGAGAGGCGACGCGATTCGAAGTATATATCCAATGCGCTGAAAGAAGTGCAGCCCATGGTCGAGATCGATCAGAGAGACCTGGATGCCGATGAATTCTTTTTGAATACACCTTCCAAGACCTATGATCTGCGCTACGGCATCGATAAGCCGCATGCTCACGATCCGGAGGACTATATCACCAAGATCACGACCGTTGACCCCAGTGACGAAGGCATGGCCATCTGGAAGGATGCACTGGATACCTTTTTCTGCCTGGATGATGATCTTATCAATTACGTGCAAGATATCGTCGGTCTAGCGGCCATTGGAAAGGTATATCTGGAGGCGTTGATCATCGCCTATGGAAGCGGACGCAATGGAAAGTCAACTTTCTGGAACACGATAGCCCGTGTCATGGGTACGTATTCGGGCAATTTATCGGCCGATACATTGACGGCCAGTAATAAGCGCAATGTCAAGCCGGAGCTTGCCGAAGCCAAAGGCAAGCGGCTGATCATATCGGCCGAACTGGAAGAAGGTGTGCGTTTATCGACATCGATCGTCAAACAGCTGTGTTCGACCGATGACATATATGCGGAGAAAAAGTACAAGGACCCATTTGCATATACACCGACTCATACACTGGTCTTGTACACTAACCATCTGCCAAAGGTCGGATCACTGGATGAAGGAACATGGAGAAGATTGATCGTCGTGCCGTTCAACGCATCGATCGAAGGAAAAAGCGATATCAAAAACTATGCGAACTACCTGTATAAGGAGTGTGGCGGCGCCGTACTGAAATGGATCATGGAAGGCGCCCAGCGGATCATAAACAAAAATTTCAAATTGGATCCGCCTCAGGTGGTCAAGGATGCGACCGCGGAGTATAAAGAAACCAATGACTGGATGCGTCAATTTCTGGACGCGTGTTGTGACATCGATAAGAGACTTACGTGTGGGTCCGGGCTACTGTATCAAACATATCGAAATCATTGCGAGAAAAATGGCGAATTTGCGAGGTCGACAACTGACTTTTATCAAGCTTTGGAGAAGGCCGGGTTTGAAAGAAAAAGGACAAAAAAAGCACGACTTGTCAAAGGATTGAGTATAAAAGATGAATTAGATGGTTGAAAAAAGCCTTTATATAAAGGATGGTGTCAGTTGGTGACCGTCTTACCTAAAACCCCCTATGGAGACTTTTAAAAAAAGTCCCAAAGAGAGGTTTTAGAAATGGGTGCCACCAATCGTCACCCATCAAAAAAAAACAGGAGGAAAAAATGTTAGAAAAAGAATTAGAAAAATATTTTGTCGAGCAATGTACAAAGAAAGGGTACTGGTGTCTTAAATTTACATCGCCATCCACTGCCGGGGTTCCAGATCGGATCGTACTGACACGGTTTGGTACATACTTCGCGGAACTGAAGCGGCCAAAGGTTGGACGTTTGTCCCGCCTGCAGGATGCCACTTTCAAAAAGCTACAAAAGTATGGTCATAGTGTCGTGGTAATTCAGTCCAAAGAAGATGTGGATCGATTCGTGCATAACATCGGGGTACTTGAAAAGACGGTGTGGAATAACATTTTAAAAGACAGCGATCTTGAAGAAGATGAACTGTGAGTTTCATCCGCATCCGTATCAGGCAGATGCCATCGAGTGGGGGCTGACTCATAAACGGTGTGGTCTCTTCCTGCCGATGGGTGCGGGCAAGACCGTCGTCACACTGACCATACTTTCCCGGTTGATGTATATCGAGGTCGGAAAAGTACTGATCATAGGGCCTAAGCGGGTCGTTGAATCGACATGGCCGGATGAGATATTCAAATGGAAACACACGAGCTATATGACATACTGTCTGATCGACGGACCGATGTCCAAAGGAAAGAAACCTATACCGGAAGGCATGGATATCTATCTGATTGGAAAAGATAATGTGAAAGCCTTATGCGATACATTCGATAAGTCATGGTCCTTTGACATGATCATCATCGATGAGCTATCGACCTTCAAGAATCCGAGTTCCAAGCGGTTCAAGGCTTTGCGGAAGATGATGCCGTTGACAGACCGCTTGATTGGATTGACAGGAACGCCGGCGCCGAACGGTCTGCCGGATATCTGGTCGCAGATATATCTGATGGACAGAGGCGAGCGCCTGGGCCGTACACTGACACAGTTCAGACAGACCTATCTGCAACCGGGAAGGCGTAACGGCTATGTGGTCTATGACTGGATCCTTCGAAAAGGGTCTGAAGAAAGGATCTATCAAAAGATTGGTGATATCTGCATGAGCATCCGTCAGGATGACTGTACGAAACTGCCGCCTCTTAATCTGGTGGACTATCCGGTAGACCTTGGCAAGTATCTGAAACAGTACCGCGCTTTCAAGCGAGACAAGGTATTGGAGATTGATAATGATGCATTGATGGCGGTCAATGCGGGTGTCTTATGCGGTGAATTGCTACAGTTTGCGTCCGGTGAGATCTACAAAGAAGATCATACAACGACCGTTATCCATGATCACAAGGTCGAGGCCCTGGATGATCTGATCGAGGCGGCCAACGGACAGCCTGTCATGGTCTTTTATTACTACAAGCACGAATTGAGAAGACTGATGGATCGGTATGGCAAGGATTACCGGGTACGTACGATAGAAGGTCCCGATGATATACGTGACTGGAATAATGGAAAGATCGATATCCTTCTTGTGCATCCGGCAAGCGCCGGCCACGGATTGAATCTTCAGGAAGGCGGATGCGTGGCCATATGGTACACGATGCCGAATTGGAATCTGGAACTATATCAACAAGCGAACGCGAGGATATACAGACAAGGACAGAAAAAAGCAGTAACAATCTATCATCTGATCGCGAAAGGAACCATTGATGAAGATATGAGGAAAGCCCTGGAAGACAAAGATGTATCACAAAAAAGACTAATAGAAGCATTAAGGAGGTAGAAGAATTGACATATGAAGATTTGATATCCGAGTTCAAGACGGTGCGATACTGCTGCCACCGTCTGATCGAGATCAATGAAGAGCTTGAGGTCCTCAATCATCAGAAGACAGGACTGGCCCGATCCGGTCCAGACCTCACACCGGAGCAGATACGGAGCCCTTTGCCAATGCCGCACTACCAACGGCAGTACCACAGTCCACTGGCTTTGTATGCGATCATATCCAGTGAGGAGGCAGAGCTTGAGCACTTTAGGAAGCGACTGCTTGATTTGCGGTGGACGGAGCTACTGCCGTTGGCGGATCAAAATATCCTGTGGGATCTGTACATCTACCGAAAGCATTCAGACGATGTGGCCTACAAGTACGGTTATAGCAAGCGAGGCATGTATAAGCATCTTCGGCAAGAGATACAAAAGCTTATTTAAACCAAAAAAGTAAAAGAGTTCCCTCAGTGAACCAGTTTGATGTGATACTATGATATCGTACGAAGTCCAACGGAAAGATGGACAGTATGAATGACACACGAGGCGGACGTATTTAACGGACCGCCTTTTTACGTGCCTAGACGAAAGGAGGTATTGCGTGACCGAAAAGCAGATGCTATTTGCCGAAGAGTACCTGAAAGACCTGAACGCCACGCGTGCATATTTGGCGGTTTATAAAAACATTAAAAGTGAGCGCGTTGCAAGTGCTTGTGCTTCTAAATTGTTAACAAAAGCTAACGTCAAAGCTTATATAGAAGACCGACTGGAAAAAATCCACGATGAAAAAACCGCAGATGCTAAAGAAGTCATTGAGTACCTCACATCGGTTATGCGTGGCGAGTCTCAGTCCGAAGTGCTTTCCTTGTGTGGGAGTGGCCACCAGGAAGTTATCGAGAAAGGCCCTGAAGAAAAGGACAGATTGAAGGCTGCCGAGTTGATTGGAAAGAGATATGGCCTGTTCACGGATAAGGTGGATTCCAATATTGATATGGATCTGCACATAGAGGTTGATTATGAAGATAAGGATCCAAGCGAATAAGTGCTTCATAGCTCCGGACCGGTCTAAATGTAGGTATGTCGTCATGAAAGGAAGCGCCGGATCGGGAAAGAGTGTAGATACGGCACAGCACTATATATTACGATTGATGACAGATCCAGGGCGCAACTTGCTATGCGTCCGAAAATCAGATGTGACAAATCGAGATAGCACCTTTGCCGAGTTACAGGGTGCTATTTTTCGCATGTTCGGCGAGAAGTGGAAAATGTATTGGTATATCAATTCAAGCAACATGCTTCTTGAGTGCCGAGCAAATCACAATCAGATCATCTTCCGCGGTGTAAATGATGATAAACAGCGTGAAAAGTTGAAGTCTATTACATTTAAGCGTGGGAAACTGACGGATGTATGGATCGAAGAAGCAACAGAATTGATGCAGTCTGACTTCGAAATCATCGATGACCGATTGCGTGGTGAACTTCCACCTAGGCAGTTCTATCAGATACGCATGACGTTCAACCCGGTGAGCGCATCTCATTGGATCAAGGCGCAGTTCTTTGACCGCAAGGACCCTGATGTCTTCACGCACAGTTCTACTTATAAGCAGAATCGATTTATCGACGAAGGCTATTATCGACGTATGGAGCGACGTAAGGAAGTTGATCCGGAAGGGTATCGCATCTATGGATTGGGTGAATGGGGCGAAACAGGAGGATTGATATTACACAATTATGTGGTTGAGGATTTCAACATTTCTCCGGAACGATTCGATTACATGGTCAATGCCCAGGACTTCGGCTTCAACCATGCGGACTGCCTTCTTGAGGTTGGTTTCAAGGATGATGAAATCTATATCTGTCGAGAGATGTACGAGTTCGAGAAGGATACCGATGAACTGATTGCTATCGCCAATGATCGAGGATTCCGAAAGCATCTACGTATGTGGTGTGATTCGGCAGAGCCTGACCGCATCAAGATGTGGAAGAAGGCCGGATACAAAGCAAGAGGCGTGAACAAGGAAAGGAATTCCGTGCACGCTCAGATTGACTATTTGAAACAGCACAAGATACATATCCATCCGGACTGTATCAATGTGTATAAAGAAATACAGCAATGGAAGTGGCAGAAAGATGCGAAGACAAACACGTATCTCGATGAGCCAGTTCCTTTTTTTGATGATGCGATGGCGGCGTTACGGTACTCGATTGAGAACATGCGTAAGCCAAGCATTGGATACAACAGAGTAGGAGGTGGACTATAATGCCACAACAGAACGTTAGACCAATGATCATACCGGATGAACTTATCTGTATCTCAGATGATGAGGATATGACGATCACCAAGCTTGGCGAGCTGATTGCCAAGCATAAGAACCTGATCACGAACCGATATAAGGTTCTGAAAGATGCATACATGAACATGTATCCTAATCTTACATGGCAGGACAAGGAAGACTGGAAGCCTGATAACCGTGTGACTGTCAACTTTGCAAAATATTTGGTTGATACCTTCAACGGCTATTTCATCGGGATTCCCATCAAGGTCCAGTCCGACGACAAGAAAGTCACTGATTATCTCGATATGCTCGACAGTTACAACGATATCGAAGACAACAACGCCGAATTGAGCCGTATTTGCTCAATTTACGGCAAGGGATATGAGCTGTACGCCAATGACGAAAGCGGCGATATATCCATCGTTTACCTGGACCCTACGGAAGGATTCATGGTGTATGACAATACGTATGAACAGCATCCAAAGTATTTCGTTACGTATTATTACGATTCGAAGAAGATCATGCATGGCGAAGTGCTTACTCCACTCGATGTATGTCCGTTCACAAATGATGGTGGTCTGCATTATCTCGAAGATGAGTTCAGACCGCATAATTTCAGTGATATTCCAGCCACAGAGTTCTTGGAGAACGAGTCACGCATAGCAGTATTCGAGTCCGTGTATTCGCTTATCGTGGGATACAACAAGGCATTATCGGAAAAGCTCAATGATGTGGATGCTTTTGCCGATGCATACCTAAAGATCCTCGGCCCAAAACTGACTGACGACATGCTCAGGGACATGAGAGACCACCGCGTCATCTCGTTCGAGGGTGACATGTCGGAGTATCCCGTGGATGTAGGCTTCCTTGAAAAGCCAAATGCCGACGGCACACAAGAGAATACTTTAAACCGGATGGAACGTCTGATCTATCAGGTATCCATGATTGCCAATATCAATGATGAGAATTTCGGAAACAGTTCAGGTATCGCCATGGCTTACAAGCTTCAGTCCATGTCCAATTTGGCCAAGACCAAAGAACGCAAGTTCACATCGGGGCTTAACCGAAGATACCGTATCATCTTCTCAAATCCGGTCAACTCAATGACCGAATCTGACTGGATCGGATTGACTTACCACTATACGCGCAATCTTCCGCAGAACATTCTGGAAGAAACGCAGATAGCGCAGAACTTGTCAGGCATCGTATCACAGCCGACACAGTTGTCAGTCTTGTCGATCGTTGACGATCCGCAAAAAGAAATCGAGCGAATCGAGGAAGAACAGGTGGAAAAAGCATACAGCATTGATGATCGTCTTTTTTCTTCTATAAACGGTGAACAAAATGGCGAAAACAAAGACAAGAGATGATGCGGAAAATTATTGGGTAAGGCGTGAAGCAAAGGCTAGAGAGAAATCACAGTCAGATGATTCAGACAAATCAGATGTGGTTAAACGCATATTCGAGTATATGTTCCATAACGTGACGGAACAAATTAATGCATGGTACAGCAAATACGCATCAAAAGAAGGAATATCAATGTCTGAAGCCAAGAAACGAGCTGACAAGTTAGACATCAAAGCGTATGAAGAAAAGGCGAAAAAGTATGTAAAAGAAAAAAACTTCTCACAACAGGCAAATGATGAAATGAAGATATATAACCTGACGATGAAAGCAAATCGTCTTGAATTATTAAAGTCTGAAGTGGCGCTTGAGCTTGCCGCCGGAAATGATGAATATGAAAAATACGTTGAAGACTGTTTGAAGGACAAAACCATTGATGAAATGGAAAGACAGGCCGGTATCCTGGGCAAAACTATCAAAAATAACGGAGATATGATCAAATCAATCGTAAATGCATCGTTTTATAATGCGACATTTTCTGAACGTATTTGGGCCAATCAAGACATGTTAAGGTCGGAATTAGAGGGATACATGACTAAGGCCATCATTCAAGGGAAAAGCACAAATAGCCTTATTTCTGATATGCGTAAAAGATTTGATGTTAGCTATTATGCAGCTGATCGTTTGCTGCGAACAGAAGAAAGACGCATACAAACCGATGTTGCCAAACGGTCATATGAAGAAAATGGATTCGGCCAATACAAATATGTCATCATGAATACAAAAGCTTGCGATGAATGCAGAAAGCTTGACGGTAATATTTACGACACGAAAGATATGACTCCGGGCGTTAATGCGCCACCAATACATCCGATTTGTTATTGCTCCACGGTTCCATATATTGATCGTAAATTATTCGATGAATATTTGGGTGATCCTGATTCAGGTGATATGACATTTGAGGAGTGGAAGAAAGAGAAGAACAATATAGATTTCATGGGTTCTAAAATTGTGGATGTTATTTCTGATAGAGGAAATAGTATCACTTACCATACAAGCGATATAAATTCTAAAATACACCGTCAAACATATTCGAAAAATTCTCAAAAAATGGAGATGTTATTGGATGAATATCTTACAAAAAACGAATTAGATACCAATACATTTATTTTGAAATATAGCGATTTAGGAGGCATGTCCGCATATGACCATGTATCAGATAAATTTTATATAGCCGAAGAATTGTGTGACAAAAACAAGTTCAGACAAATGGTTGGTGACAGATTTCCGGCAAAAAATATTGAAGATGTTATAACTCATGAATTCGAAGGTCATAAAAATCATTGGGATGCAGTAAAACGATATACAAAAAATCACCCTAAATTAAGCGAAGATGAAGCTAAAATCGAGTTAGAATCAAATCTTAGAAAATATGTATCACAGCAAAATAATAGGGATATTAGTTATATTTCAAATGTAATAAGTGAAAATGCAAAATATGGATTTGATGTAAATAATAGTTTGAATGAATTGATAGCAGATGCTATAGTGTTGGTAGATCAAGATAACCTTTCGGATAAAGAACTTGAAAAATTAATAAAAGGAGTGATTGAGTATGATGGTTAATATTTCAAAAAAAGAAGAAAGAATGTATAAAATTGTAAAACCATGGTTACTTGTCAATCCCGAAACATACAATGTTGAATTGATGCATAATGCACCTAAAGAAGTTCGCGAAACATATAAGCAGTTGCAAAAAGCCGCAAACTATTTAACTCATGGATAACTTTGATTAATATAAGGCCACTTTGATAGTGGCTTTTTTAGTGCAAGAAATAGATGATTAAACATGAATAATGATTATAAACCTAGAAATGGGATAAGCTTTTGTGGAGCTTTGACCATCACTTTCGAAAGAATCAGGTGGCCTCTACGATAACTTGCCATGACGGAACAGTTCACAGACTAGTAAAATTGAAAGAAATCGAAATTGACAGTTTGGTTGAGAAAATCTATCATGATACTAAAGTAAAGTATCAAGGATATAGTGAAGGAGCAATTGAATCTAAATGTTCTGAATCTTTAATCAAAATGTTGAATAAAATGGGGTGCTTGGACTATGCCAAAAAATAAGAAAAAAAGATGACTCTTGAAGAATTATACGAAGGCTCTGACTATATTATTGATGATAGTAAAATGCCTTCAGCCGAGGAAATGAAGAACTTTGAAATACCACCTGAGTTAGAACAAGAAGCGTTGGAGTCAGCCTTGGAAATTGCCAGAGAGTTCATGCGTGAGCGAGGAGAAAAAGTTACTTTTTAACAGATGAGTCGGCAAAGTGTCGGCTTTTTTTATTACTCATAGTGAAAGGGGATACTATTATGGCTAGCAATGATATGCAGGTATTGATGTACAAGATTTTAAAGTATTTATATGAATGCATGAAACTTGGCAAAGAAGCAAGGCTAGAAGACTTTTCATATAATTCCAAACTCTTTGATATCCCTAAAAACTATTGGTTGGAAATTATTTGCACATTAGTAACCCATGGCTACATCAAAGGATTTAAGGTATATGAGAACAAGTATAAGGATGTTAAACTTTATATAGAAAACGATCAGCCATTCAAGATTACCTATGAAGGTGTTATCTTTTTGGAAGAAAACAGTGGCATGAAAAAAGCATCTGAATTTGTAAAAGATTCTTTTAATGTCGTGCTATCTTCTTTGTTGGGTGTTATTCTATAGAAAAAAGGGAGCATACCATGGCAAGAGATGATTATTTTGTAATTGTATATCAGGTACTTAAGTACTTATATGATTGCTTGAAAAAAGGTGAAAAACCGGATAGAAGATATTTAACAAAAGATGAATACTCGATACCGGAAAATTATTGGCAATATATAATTATTGGATTATTAAAAGAAGGGTACATTGAAGGTATAAATCCTCAAAATACAAAAGACGGCATTATTTGGGGTGATTTAACAAATATGATTATCACTCCGAAGGGAATTGAATATTTATTTGAAAATTCTATGCTTCAAAAAGTTAAGAATACTCTAAAGGATGTCAAAGACATTATTCCAGGATTCTAAATAGTTAGGTCACTCAAACGAGTGGCCTTTTATTATGCAAGAAAGGGATTGAATATGATACATATCACGATCAAATATGACGAATGGTTCGATATCCAAATCGAAGGCCATGCCGGATATGCAGAAAAAGGGAAAGATATCGTATGTGCGGCAGTATCAACACTGTATCAGACAATGGTGCAGACCATCCAAACTAGACAGTATGGAGAATTGAAACATATCCGAAGCAATGATGGATTCGAGCATGTACTTATCGATATTGTTACACAAGAAGGGTTTGGCGCAATCATGGCATTTATCACAGGATGCGAAGAAATAGCTACTGCATATCCAGATTATGTGAGTGTGGATGATGAATTGATCTAGGAGACACGGTATGTGCAAACACATCTATACAGAATCGATTGAGAAATCTTATTATGATCATAACTTACAATGCAAGGCGGAAAGAAGAGTACGTACTTGCATTTTTTGTGGAAAAACGGAAAAGGAGACGATATATGTGAAAGACCCGCCGAAGCGGAAGCTACCAAAGTTCATAAAGCACGATCTAAGTGATTAGGTTGTGCTTTTTATATGTCCGAGCATTGACGACATTAAAAGCCATGGGTCCAGGCATGGAGCGACGTAAAAAGCTATGGAAGTTAAGCATTGTAACTTTAAACTATGGAGGAAATACATATGGAAAAATATCTATTTGACTTGCAACTTTTCGCCGAAGAAGATAATGGACAAGATCCTGACAATAATGAACAAGGACAAAACAACAAGACTGGAGAAGATGGCGATAAAGGGAAAGATAAATCTCAACCAAAGTACACGGATGAGGACCTAGACCGCATCATCCAGGAGAAAAAGGCAAAGTGGGATAAACAGGCAAAAGAAAGCGAAGAAGAAGCTAAGAAGCTTGCAAAGATGAATGCTCAACAAAAAGCCGAGCATGAACGCGACAAATTGCAAAAGCAGCTTGATGAATTGCTCACTGAAAAAGCACGTGCAGACATGGCCAAAGAAGCACGCAAGATGTGTGCAGAAGCCAATGTGAATGTGAGCGATGATATTCTTGCAAGCATCATCACATCGGATGCCGATACCACCAAAGAAGCCGTTGAATCCTTTATCGAGCTGTTCAAAGGCAAGGTCGAAAAGGCAGTCAAAGACGCTTTGAAAGGAAACTCTTTCAAGCGAGGCACAGGGTCGAACGGAGGCGTCACAAAAGAAGATATCATGAAGGTCAGTGACCCAATCGAACGTCAACGTTTGATCCGCGAGAACATGAATCTATTCAAATAGGAGGAATACATGGAACAATTAATTAATTTGCAATTATTTGCAGCAGAACCGAATATCACGGCAACCGCAGATTTGGATCCGGCCATTTCTGTGGACTATACATCACGAATCGCAACAAATATCGATGAATTGCGCAAAGTATTAGGCATCAATCAATTGACGCCAATGGCCAATGGAACATTGATCAAATCATATAAATTGACCAAAGAAAATACGCCTGATCAGGTCGGCGAAGGTGAAACGATTGGATTGACCAAGATTACACGTAAATCGGCATGGTCCAAAGAAATCGTATTGAAGAAATATCGTAAAGTGGCTACGGCTGAAGCTATCCAAAAGGTTGGCGCACAAAAAGCCATCAATGATACAGACGCAAAAATGACATTGGAATTACAAAAAGACATTAAGAAAGACTTCTTTGCATCTTTAGCAACCGGTACAGGCAAAGTCACTGGTACAGGTTTGCAAGCCGCATTGGCAGCCGCATGGGCTCAATTGGAAGTGCGCTTTGAAGACCTTACCGTAGATCCAGTGTATTTCATTTCGCCATTGGATGTTGCTGATTATCTAGGCAGCGCACAAGTGACGACACAGACCGCTTTTGGCTTCCAATACATCGAAGGCTTCTTAGGCTTAGGCACAGCATTCATCTCACCTGGATTGGCCAAGGGCACTGCATATGCAACTGCTAAGCAAAACTTGACAGGCGCATATATCCCTAATGGCGGAGACGTAGCAAGCAAGTTCGGATTGACTTACGATGAGACCGGATTAATTGGTATGACCCATTCGACTATCACTTCCAATGCAACAATCGAAACATTAGCGTTATCCGGTGTGCAATTCTGGCCAGAATATGCTGATGGTGTCTTCAAGGTAACCCTCAAGGCCGCCACTACACCAGGAACGGGGGAATAGTAGCATATGGCGGTGATCGATGATGTCAAGGCGTTGCTTGGAATTGAGGATGAAGACAATAAATTGAAGGTCATCATCACCTTGACCGAGAACCGCCTTAAAGCATTGCTTGGCCAAAAGGAAGTGCCAAGTGAACTGGAATATATCGTTACCGAAGTATCGATTGCACGGTTCAACCGCATTGGATCGGAAGGATTGAGCGGCCACACGGTAGAAGGCGAAGCATTGACCTTCAAGGACAATGACTTTGACCAGTATGCCGACGATATCCAGACATGGCGCGACGCGCAGTCCGACCAGGATATCGGGAGGATACGGTTCCTATGAGATACGACACACCAATCCTATTCAGACGTCTTGTGACTGGTGCATATGATGCGGATACAGGTGACTATGCCGATGATACATATGTCGATATCAAGGTATATGGATCTGTGATGGACACCAATACACAGACCATGAACCTTGTGTATGGCGGCATCAAGCAAGGAAGCCTGACAATTCATGTGCAGAATCATGTCGATATAGCGTTTGACCAATTGATCATTGGCAATAAGAAATATCGTATTGATTACACAAGGCGGCTTAGAACCAAGCAATCATTTATCGTATCGGAGGTGCAATAGTTATGGGAGCAGTAGAGATATCCGGGCTGAATGAGCTCATTTATAAAATTAATGACTGTAAGAATCTAACCAAGATCAAAGAAGTTGTAAGAGCCAATGGCGCAGATATGAATGACAAGATGAAAGGCATAGCAAAAAAAGGTGTTGCCTTCACAAAAGGATATTCAAAGGGCGGACTTGGCGGAAGTATCAACACGACCATATCTGAAGGTGGAATGAAAGCAACGGTTGGCCCAACTAAAGAGTATGCGCCTTACGTTGAACATGGTACTCGTTTCATGGAAGCGGAGCCATTTTGCAAGCCGGCCTTCAACGAGCAGAAAGAGAAGTTCATATCCGATATGAAAAAACTGGTAGGTGACTGATATGGATGCGCAACAGGAACTATACAGTGCATTGCTGATGGCACTTAAAACCAAGTTCAAGGACACGGGCATTGGTGTGTATGATACCTTTCTGCCGCCTGATGGAACACCATATCCGTTCATCTATCTAGGTGACAATCAAGTCGTAGATGACTATGGAAACAAGTCTATGATCACAGGACACGTTTACCAAACGGTGCATGTATGGCATGATGACCCCAAAAAAAGAGGCACACAGTCCAGAATCATGGCAGAAGTCAAGGATATTGCAAGAGCTATCCATGATACGAAGTCATATCACTGGAGCATCCGGCACATCAATCAGCAGGTGATACCGGACACAACGACCAGTCAACCGCTATTGCATGGCGTGCTTGATCTGGAATTTGAGATAACAGGAGGAAAACAATAATGATCGAATTGCAATTATTTGCGAACGATGTAGATGCGAACGATGTAGATAAAGTAAAAGGGACACAGATCATTTACTTATACCGTTTGCTGAGAGAAAAATCAAAAGAAGACGCAACACATATTGCTTTTTCTGAAGAGAACGAACTATCAATGAAACGTGATGCGGATACGACACAGACCAAAGACGGCCCTATCCGTACACCAGGAACACCTGAATTGGAGATTACTGCCAAATCTATCCTTGCCAAAGGCGATACGATCGTTGATAAGCTTAAACAAGCTTTGCTATCAGGAGAGATCGTAGAAGTATGGCGCGTCAATTTGGCCGAAGAAGGCACGGAGACCAATGTTGGCAAGTACAAAGCTACATACTATCAGGCAAATGTTACGGAATTTACCGAAACATCAAATGCCGAAGATGCAACCGAAGTAGAACTTACATTCGGTGTGCAAGGCAACGGCGCAGATGGATATGCAACCGTATCCGATGCACAGAAAGAAGCCGCTTCCTATGTCTATAAAGACACGACAAAAGAAGCGGCCTAACTAATAGCAATAGGGACGTGAAGATCACGTCCTTTTTTGACGTAAAGCGAAACGAAAGAAGAGGTAGATACATATGAATACTATGCAAATTGAAATCAATGGCAAAGAATACGAATTTAAAGCAAGCATCAAATTTATGCGTGCTCTGAATGAGAAAGTAAAGACCAAATCAGGTGATCGTGAAGTAGAACTAGGCATGACGTATGCCCTTGGCGGAATCATCGGCGGAGAGATTGAAGACCTTATCGATGTGCTCTATGCAATGAATATCGGTTTCTCTCCACGAATCAAGAAAGAAGAATTGGAAGCCTATATCGAAGACTGCGACGATATTGACGCACTATTCAAGCAGGTGTCCGATTTTTTATCGAAAGCGAATGTCTCAAAAAAGAAGTACGAACAGATTCAGAAAGCCATGAAACAGACGAGTCAAGTGAAAGCATAGATTTTGATGAGATGTATGAAACTATCGCGCTCAACTGCTTCCGATATCTTGACTACAAGTCATTCGATGATGTAGACAGACTGAACCTCAGAGAGTATCGGATACTCATGAAGGCAGTCAATCTCAAGACAGTAGACCGCATGTTCGACATCCATCTGTCGGCATTCAAAAATTTCGAGGTCAGGGCTCGGAAAAAGAGCGGAAGACCGGTGTATCGAAATTTTGAAAAATTCTACAACTATAGAAGAGAAGTGGATCGTGTAATGAGCGGAAACAAAGCAGAAGAAAACGATAAATTCGCAGACCTCAGACGTTTCGTTTCACAGCAAGCAAAGAAAAAGGAGGGCAATTGATATGCCTGAACAATATTCAGTAACCGCCTCCCTTTCTGCTAGAGACGCTAATTTCACAAATACCTTCGAACAGGCATTGGATGTCCTGAAGTCATTAGACAGGGCAGTCCATCAGATCGCAACTGTGGTATTAAAAGCACAGGACAATATGACCCCGGTCGTGGATGATGCTATCAAGGCATGCCAACAGGCCGACAAGGCCGCATCGGATATCACGGCGGCAAAACTGGAAGCCACGGACAATATGACACCAACTGTCGACGATGCCGTAAGCTCGCTTGAAAAAGCAAAATCAGAAGCAACAAGCGGTATCAAAGCACAACTTGAAGCGAAAGACAATATGTCGCCGAAAGTCAACAGCGCATCAAATACAGTCAAAAGAGTCGGTTCTGTTATCAAATCTGTACCGGAATTGATTCTTAAGGGCCGTGACCAGTCACTCGGGAAGACAGCCGACCAGGCTATTTCAAAGATGGACACCTTATCATCCAAGATCAAGAGTGGCATCGGGTTTGGTGCACTGATGGCTATCGGCAACCGTGCAGTAGGGGCGCTTTCCAACGGCATCCAGGACCTTGGTCAGTCTTTCAACACATCCAGTCTTGCATGGAAGTCTTTTAACGGTAATATGCAGATACTCGGCGCATCAGGGCCACAGATACAGGCCGTGCAGAAAGACTTGGAAAACTATGCACAGGCAACCGTATACAATGCCAGTGATATGGCATCCACCTATGCACAGTTGGCCGCCGTTGGTACTAAGAACACAGCTAAATTAGTCAAAGGCTTTGGCGGTCTAGCAGCTGCCGCAGAAAATCCAAGCCAGGCCATGAAGACATTGAGCCAACAGGCCACACAGATGGCCGGACGGCCAACTGTCGCATGGCAGGATTTCAAGCTCATGCTTGAACAAACACCATCTGGTATTGCCGCAGTTGCAAAACAGATGGGCATGTCTACACAGGATATGGTACAGGCAGTCCAGGACGGCAAGATCAAGACGGAAGATTTCTTCAAAGCCGTTGAACAGGTCGGTAATTCCGACGCTTTCAATAATATGGCACAGAATTTCAAGTCTGTCGGTCAAGCCATGGATGGATTGTATGAGGATGTAACGGCCAAATTTATGCCAGTATGGGATAAATTACAGGATATAGGCATCAATGCCGTACAGGGCATCATATCCGCAATGGACCGTATCGATGTTGGAGCACTAACGGCAAAGATTGACGGATTCATTGCCGGCGCCAAAAAGAGCTTTGATGACTTTTGGAGCTCATTCATCAATTCAGGCGCCGTCGACTCGTTAAGAAATTTATTTGATGATATCGGGCCAGCTATTTCCAATGTGGTAAGCTCACTTGGCGGAGCTAGCGGTATCTTCTCGACACTTGGATCTGTTATCGGAACGGTCGTTGACAAGGTGGCCGAACTAGCTGATAAGATCGCCCAGTTTGTTGCTAATATGTCGCCTGGACAGGTACAGGCCTTTGCCGATGTGATTACCGGTCTTGGCGTGGCTTTCCTTACGATCAAGGGTGTTAGCTCGATTGCTACAAAGATTAAGAAGATTGGTGATACTGCTCAAAATGCTGTTGGCCCGATTAAATCACTGGCCGGAAAGATAAAAAGCATCTTTTCGAAAGGCGACAAGGCATCCGATACTGCCGAAGATGTCAAAAAGATTGGTGATAATGCCAATACGGCAAGTTCTCAATGCCAACAGGCAGGGCAACGCATCAAAGCTGTATTTCAGGGAATTGGCGATGTGATCAAGTCCATAGGAACGACAATATCCGACATTATCAAATCGATTGGTACGGCCGTCTCTGATATCGTCAAATCATTAGGCGAAGCAATCAGTACGGCGGCGCAAGGTATTGGAACTGGTTTGGCTACTGCATTCCGAGGGCTTGGCGAAGCATTGGCTATGGTACCGCCAACGACATGGCTTGCCATTGGTGCAGCTGCATTGATGGTTGGTGCGGCATTTGCACTTGTCGGCACACAGGCAGACGGCTTATCACAGATATTAGGCGCATTGGCACCAATCGTTGATACAGTGGTTGCCGGTATCGTGGCCGTGGCACAGACATTGCCGGCCATTATCCAGGCCATTGGTGATGCGATCCAGTCAACATTGCAAGGCATTGCAACTGTCGTTGAATCCATTGGAACGGTCATTAAGGACGCGTTTCAAGGAATCGCAGACGTAATTTCATCCGTTGGTGACGCTATAAAATCAGCTTTGGATGGAGTTGCCGATATCATCACAGCCTTTGGAGATAACGTCAAATCTGTATTGGATGGCGTATCCGATGCGTTTAAAGGCTTGGGTGATGGAATTAAGAGCATCCTTGACGGTGTGGCCGATGTGGTCGAATCGTTCGGAAAGAGTGTTTTGAATGCCGGAAAAGGTGTTGAACATTTAGCCAATGGCTTGAAGAACATCACAAACCTGAACCTTGGTGATATGACGGCATCATTAGCTGCTGTTGCACTTGGAATTGGCAAGATCACGAAGAAATCCGCAGAAATTGACACAGTAGGCGATTCGATGAAAAACCTTGGAAGTGCCGTACAGACGCTTTCTACCAATGGAAGCACAGCGGCAACATCCATGTCCACGATTGCGACATCTATCAGTACGATGGGTTCATCGATATCAACGATTCCAGGACAATTCCAGATGCTCAATGCAGCATTGGTACAGTTCACGGCATCGGCAATGATGGTTGGGACAACATCCATCATGATCACGACCGGAATGACGGCATTGACGGCATCTGCCATGATGGCATCAACGACCATGCTCATGCTTGGAACGATGAGCGCCATGGCCTCGGCATCCATGACCATGCTTAACGGTATGATCATGATGGCAAGTGCTACCATGTCGATATTCGGCACTGACCTGCTGATTGCATCCAATTACATGACCATGCTTGGAACATCTGCCATGACGGCATCCGCAAGCGTGGCGGCTATAGCTGCATCGGCCATGAGTGCATCCGCTTCTCTCATGATGATAAGCACAAGTGCAGCAGCAGCAATTGCATCCATGATGATGCTTTCGGCAAGCGCCATGAGTGCTATGGCGGGCTTTGCGTCGGCCATTGCAGCAGGGGCAAGCGCAGGTGTATCAGCCATGAGAAGCGCATGCAGTGCCATCGTAAGTGCGGCTAGCAGTGGCTTGTCAAGAATTCCAAGTATTGCATCTAATGCAATGATCCGTTTCTGTTCGGCATTGGCAAGTGCCGGAAGCAGAGCAGTATCCATCGTGACGAGCATGATGTCGAGCATATACAGTGCCATGTCGTCCGGTGTAGGCCAGGCATACAGTGCTGGATTGATGATTGGTCAAGGGTTGGCCAACGGATTGAATGCTTCGGCCGGAGCCGTAGCAGCGGCTGCTGCCAGACTGGCGAGCGCTGCCAATGCGGCAATCGCGGCGAAAGCTAAGATTGGATCGCCTTCCCGTATCACACGGCAATTCGGTATATGGTATGGTCAAGGGTTCGTCAATGGAATCAATCGCATGATCAGTGATGTACGACATGCATCGGAAGACCTTGTCTATCTTCCTGGCCTTGCCTTCGCACAGGCAGATACCAATTTTGGAAACTTCAGAGCGGAACTGAACGACAGTTACGATTATCGCAACAGCTCGGAGTACACAATCAATATACCATTCGATGTGGATGGAAAGAGATTTGCACGTGCGACATACAGAGCAAATCAGAATGAGATTAACAAACATTCAAAATTCAATGAGAGATTGCGAGGTAACAGATAATGTATGCGTTCGTAGATACTGTAAATAGTGGCATCGTCGGTACTCACCTACCGACAGAAGCCATGTCATATAATGGTGTATATTTAGAAAATGAAATAGATGGATATCGTACACTTTCTGTAACAGGACGAGAGTTGATGGAATCAGAAGTAACACATACAGAAATTGATGGAATGGATGGTTCTTATTACAGATATAAAACAACTCCTGCAAGAACGATTACCGTTAGGTACCAGTTGAGAGCTAGAGGTAGCAGAGAATTTCGTGAAGCTTACAACAAGATGAATAAATTGTTGAGTGGCGAGCAAGTTAAAGTCATTTTTAATGATGAAAGTGATAAGTATTTTATTGGAACTAAGACATCTAACACACAGGTTGATGGTGGAAGTAATAACTTAATCGGTGAAATCGAAATCTATTGCTCAGACCCTAGGAAATATTCATCCACAGAAAAAGAATTTACTGCTACTGATGGAGTGTTGAATATTGTAAATGAAGGAACTGTACCTGTAAGTATTGATTATGAGGTTCAGACAACATCTGAAACCGGATATATTGGTATCGTATCAACTGAAGGAGTCATGCAGTATGGAAAGATTGAAGAATTAGATTCTGAATCATTTCAACAGAGTGAACATTTAGTTAGTATCAACAATTTCTATAATTGTGCGGATGATACAAGCGGAACGGACATAATGCATCCACAGTACGGTGCTAATGGAACTTGTGCTAAAAAAAGTTGGTTTGGTCAAAACTTTCTAGGCTTTGGAACGGTTGGAGCAAAAAAAGGAAACGCCAGTGGTGGATTAAGAACATTGGTAATACCTGCAGATTCAAACGGAGATTCAAGTGGATCTCAGAACTTCTATTGTTATTTTCACTTGATATTCTATGCGAGCTTGATGGGCCAAACTGGAGAGATGTGTATTAACTTCTTAACTGCAGACAATAAATTGATTTGCGGTTGTAACTGGTACAAGACAGATACAGTAGGTAATACAGGACATTATGAGTTTTGGGCGAATGGTAAAATGTTAAGAAACATCTCATATACTACTTCACATCTACATACTCAAAATCCATGGTTTTGGAATTGGGGACACTGTGATGTGTTAAAAGAAGGTGGAAATATTCGCTTTTTCTACTGGGGTGGATATCACAACTATTACATCCCAGAGATTGCAAATATGAAGTGTGCCAAGATTCAGGTTGCTTTCAAGCAATGGGGCGATAGAGGTGGTAACCAATTGATGGGTATGATGGGGTTTGATGTAATCAACTTCACAAAAAATAACGTATCTAAGTGGAGAGATATCCCTAACAGATATCCAAATGGCACTAAGATTACTATCGATGGTAAATCATCTCATGTTTATGTAAATGGAATGTCTAGACCTCAAGATGAGGTGCTAGGAACTCAATATTTTAAAGCACCAGTAGGAACTACAGAAGTGAAGCTCACGTGCTCAAGTTGGACTCTATCAAAGCCAACGATTAAAGCTAGAATAAGGGAGGCATGGTTATAATGGAACAAATAAGAGTAGCGGTATTAACTCCTTACGATAAGGTTCTAGCTTTTTTAGACAATACAGTGCCTAGTGCGATGCATTACTTTGATGAAACATTGCATACATACTTGAAAGGCTCATCGTATACATTTGAATTCACTACAATGACTGCACATGATGATGCAGCTTTTTTAGTTGAGGGAAACAAATTAAGCTTTAAACGAAAAAACAAAGACTATTATTTAACGATCATGAATGTTGAAAAGGGCGGTGACGAAACAAAAGTCACTGCCTATGGTCTTTGCCTAGAATTGACAAATGAATATGTAGGTGAATATAAAGCAACGAAAGCGATGTCGTTTGCGGAATATGTAAATGTGTATGGATTTGAACAATCATTTGTCATCGGCAAAAATGAAGTATCAGATAAACGAATCACACATGAGTGGACCGGTGATGATACAGTACTTGCTCGATTGTATTCAATTGCTAATGTATTTGATGCAGAATTAGAGTTTGTAACTCAATTGAATGATGATTATTCATTGAAAAGAGTTGTATTGAATGTTTATCGTGCTCATTCAGATAGTGCTCAAGGAATGGGAACAGATAAACGCAGTACGATCTTAAGATATCCTAATAATATTTACGGAATCACTAAAACAAGTGATATTACTGAATTGTATACTGCGATAAGGCCAACCGGTAGGAACGGATTACAGTTAAATTCAATCAGTGGTCGAGTGGTTAAAGACTCAAATGGTAATGTGCTGTACAAAGTCGGTGATAACAATTTATTAGCTCCACAAGCTAGAGATAGATTTCCTAGTACTTTAAAGACAAATCACAATAATGATATGTATATTGCTAAGATATGGAGTTACGATACTGATAACGTAGAGGTATTATACGGACAAGCTTTAGCAGAATTGAAAAAGAATTGCGTGCCTAAAGTTACATACGATGTAGATGCATATATTGATGCGGATATCGGTGATACGTTCATGATTGAAGATGCGGAGTATAGTCCAACTTTATATCTAGAAGCACGAATCACAGAACAAGAGATTTGTTTTACTGATTCAGAAAAGTGCAAGACAATCTTTGATAACTTTGAAGAAAAACAATCACAGATTAGTTCGGCTCTTATTTCAGAAATGAACAAGATGATTGAGTTGAAAAAAGTTTATGAAGGTTCGATCGTGTCTTCAAATGGAGTTTTGTTTAAAAATGATTCAGATTCAACTAAATTGACTGCATTGGTAAAGGACGACGGTGTTGATATTACATCTAAGTATTCAATCATTTGGTATAAAGATGATGTGCAAATATCAACAAATCAAACCATTACAATCAGTGCTTCAGACTTCACAGAAAAGGCCGTATATCGTTTTAAAGCTATGAGCGGTGAAATGCTTAAAGCCAGTGCAGAAGTCACTGTAATGCGATTACAAGATGGTCAGAATGGAACAAGTGCATATGTGCATATTGCCTACGCCAACAGTTCAGATGGTCGTGTTGATTTTAGTTTAACGGATTCAGACAGAAAGTTCATAGGCCAGTATTCAGATTCAAAACAGTATGGTTCTGAAGACCCAACTAAGTACAGATGGAGCGCAATCAAGGGTGAAGATGGTCAGTCATTTGTGAGTGCCGAGGGACAGTTCTATTATTCAACATCACAAACCGAATTAATTGGTGGTGAATGGTTCGTTGGTAATGTGGTTTATCAATCAGATAAATTCCTTTGGAAACGTTGGAAATGTACGTATGCTAATCCAAGTGAAATCAAGTACACGAAAGCTATATTTGATAACACATGGAATGAGATTGATGCGAAAATCGGTGAGATTCATACTCAAGTATCTCAAGCAAATGTGCAATCAAAAGAAGCAGTTGATAAAGCAACTCAAGCTCAAATGGATGCAAGTAAAGCGAATGAATTAGCTAATACTGCTAACACTCAATCTAGTGAAGCGAAAAAGTTAGCACAAGAAGCAAATACTAGTACTGGTAACGCTCAGAAACAGATTGATGCAATTAAAGGTGATATCGCTGATTCAAAGCAACAAATTCAAGATGCAGTTGATAAAGCAAATGCAAATGCAAATGAAATCAATACAGTTAAAGAAACATACGCTACAAAAGTTGATTTGACTAACGAATCAAAATCAATCCATGCAGATGTAAGTACTGAGATTGAAAAGAAAGTCGGTGAATTGTCGACTACTGTATCAGAAACTTATGCTTCTAAGAGTGATTTAACAAGCATTGAAGGTAGTTTAAATACCAAGATTAAACAAAATGCCGATTCAATCACAACTCAAGCAAGTTCGATTGAAAAGCTACAATCAGATACAACTCAAGCTCAAATAGATATTATTGATGCAACAAATAAAGCAAAAGATGCTCAAACTCAAGCTAGTGCTGCATTAAGTAATGCTCAGAGTGCTCAAACTCTAGCAGATGAAGCAAAGAAAAAAGCAGACAGTGCTCAAACAAATTTAGATAACGCTAACCAAGAATTAGCGGATGCAAAAGCTAATCTAGAATCAGTGACTGGTAGAGTTGATGCGACTGAGGGAGAAATCACAAAAGCTCAAACTCGTTTAACAAACGCAGAAGCTGCAGTACAGAAAGCTCAATCAGACGCAACTAAGGCTCAAGGTAACGCAACTACGGCAATCAGCAATGCAAAGACAGCTCAAGGAGTGGCGGATGATGCGAAGCAGAAAGCAGAACAAGCTAAGAAAGAACTTGCAGAACTAACAAACAAAGTTACTTCTAACACAACTAAAATTGAACAAAATGCAAATGCGATTAAATTACAAGCAAAGTCGATTACTGAAACTAGTAATAAGGTTGATAATCTACAAATTGGTGGTAGGAATTTGTTGAGAAACACTGCATTTAATACATTTAAATATTGGGACATTATAAGCGCAAAATTTGCAGTTGTTGAAGGATGGTGCGAGGTAACTATAAATGATTATTGGAGTGGGATAAAACAAAATTTTAAACCAGAAAAAGGTGTTGATTACATTATTAGTTATGAAGCATATTTAGTTGATACCGAAGCAACGTCTGCGTTTCTTGAATGTGATTTTGGATCTCCTGACGATAAACTGACTATTACGAAAACTCCAACAAAATATACAAAAAAAGTTCCATACCCAATAAACGCGGCAGAGTTTATTAATTTTCAATTAGCATCGAACGAAATTGGCAAAAAATGGCGAATTAGAAATATCAAACTCGAAAAAGGTAACAAAGCCACAGACTGGACTCCTGCACCTGAAGATGTAGATGAAGCTATCAACACAGAACGTACTGAGCGACAATCTGCAATTGAGGCTAAGGCAAATGAAATTACTTCAAAGGTTAGTGAAACTTATGTATCAAATTCGGCATTTGAACATTATCAAAAAGATTTATCAACTCAGTTCACTCAGACAAAAAAAGACTTCACATGGTCAATCAATCAGTTGGTAACTGATACAAAGAATGAATTTAAAGGACAAATCAGCAGTGTAAATGGTCGTGTTGATGGTTTAAAGCAAACCACTGACAACGTAAATAGTTACATGTGCTTTGATAACGATGGATTAACTTTAGGTAAATCAGACAGTGCATTTAAGACTAAGATTACAAATGAAGAGTGGTCAATTCAAAAGAATGGTGCAAAGGTAACATATATAAACGACCAAACAATGTACATTACAGATGGGCAATTTACGCAGTCTTTAAAAGTGGGGGCATTTGGATTTGTGCCAAGGGCGAATGGCTCTTTGGACTTCAAGAAAGTAGGGTGATTGAATGGCAGAATTTAGTGGAAGTATACGAATTACGGCAGGTGATGAGAATAAATATTCTCTTATACTAAAGTGTTGGGAAGATTCTTATTCTATTGAAAACAACACATCACGGGTGTATTGGTGGGTTGGTATTCGTTCAAATACACAGTACCATAATCACCAAGGATTGAGTGAACACTATAACGTGGTAGTGAATGGTTCAACAGTACACAATGCTAACCATACAGTTTCGTGTGGTAGTGGCCAAACTGTAGGTATTGCGGATGGATATACAACAGTAACGCATAATGCAGATGGTTCTAAATCAATCAGTGCAAGTGCATCGTTTAGTTGTGGTAGTACCGCATATTATGCACCTAGAAGTGGTTCGTGCAGCGGAAGTGTAACATTGACCACCATACCAAGAGCTTCAAGTATATCTATTGATAGCCCTAGTATCGAATGTGGTAAAACTATAGAGATTAGTGGAGTAAGTGCTTCAAAGAACTTTACGCATAAAATCTACGCAACATGGAACGGTAGAACAAGTGAATTAGTAACAATAGATAGTGGGACATTAACACCCACTTTTTCTTATACAATCCCAACCGATTGGGAAAAAGATTTACCTAACTCGACAAGTGGAATTGCAACGTTCACATTAGAAACGTTCAGTGGTTCAACATCTGTCGGTTCTAAATCGGTTAATGCGACAATCAAAGTAAGAAGTGGAGTCGTGCCTAGTATTGGAACAGTCTCGATATCTGATACAAATTCAATTAGTGCAGGAATAGGACAATATGTTCAAAGCCAATCAAGACTAAAATTCTCAATTGCTACAAGTGGTAGTCAAGGTTCAAGTGTTACTGCGATATCAACGAAATTTGAAGGACAAACATACAATGGTAGCTCATTTACAACTGGTACTATACAAGGTAGCGGAACATTGTCGTACACAATCACAGTTACAGATTCACGTGGTCGTACTGCTACTAAGAGTGGTTCAGTAAGTGTAACTACATATAGTCCACCTAGTCTTACAAATGTAAGTGCAAAGCGTGCTAACTCAAGTTATGCAGTGGATGAATCAAATGGAACATATGCTTTATTACATTTTAAAGTCGGTTTTACAAGTTTATCGAACAAGAATGTAACATCATTCTATATTCAGTATCGAGCAAGCGGTACTAATTCATGGACTAAGATTAATTCATGGGATAACAACTATACTCTTGAACAAGATTACAAAGCAGGTAATTTATTTACATCTACAACTTCAACGTATGAAATTGCATTCGGTGTTAAAGATAAATTTATGAGCGATTACTCATGGCAAATAGTTACAGTTACACCAACTTATACATTGATTAACTTTGGATCAAGTGGAAAATCGGTTGCTTTGTTTGCTCAATCTAACAATGAAGAAGACACACTTGAAATTAACGGAACTATAAAATTGTTAGTAAATAACGTTATGCAATCCATAAATTCTATTGTTACAAGATTTCTAAAAATCGAAGAATGGAAGCAAACAATCGCAAGTTGGAAGCAAACAATCGAAAGTTGGAAAGCCAATGTTGAAGAAGGAAATACAACAATCACTTTAAATAGATACAGCAATTATTCAGAAAAAGAAATTGATACGCATACCACATGGATTGATGGTAAAACGATTTACAAAAAAACGGTAAGAACTGGTTTAATTTCATCTGGAACTAAACAAAAAGCACATGGAATAGAAAATCTAGTTACTGTCGTCAAAATGGAAGGCATAGCAGTAAATGGTAGTCCTGAATTTGTAGTTTTACCTAGAGGTCATAAAGATAATGAAAATGACGGAATTTCATTACAATTAATAGGTGATTATATTAAAATTGTCGCAGGTGCGTTTAATGAATTTGTTGACTCATATGTAACTGTATATTATACAAAGGAGTAAGATATGAAAATTTACGTTTATAAAACAGAAGATGAAATTGAATGTATTTCTTCTGTTCAAACAGCACAAACACCAACGGAAGCAGAATTAATAGACTCTGCTTTTTATTTTGATAAAATCCAAGGATATGTTGCAGAATTTGCCGAAGATGGAACATTAAATGTATATTTTGATGAAAATAAATATCAAACTTTTATTGAAAGTCAACAGAAAAAAATGAAAGAGCAAAAAGAAGCAGAAGAATTACAGAAAGCGAAAGAGGAAGTGTTTAACCTTGTGACAACAGAAACAACCGAAGAAAATGGAGTCACTTATAAGGTTTATAAAATCGGTGATTTAGTTGTAAAGAAAGTAGAGGTAGAACAATGAATCAATTACAATCAAAAAAGTGGTGGGATGCGGCACTTATCCGTGCCGTAAAGACAGTATGCCAAACCGCTGTCGGTACCATCGGTGCTAGTACCATGATCGAATCAGTAGATTGGAAAGTGGTGCTATCAGCAAGCCTTTTGGCCGGACTGGTATCACTGCTTACAAGCCTTGGTGGCTTGCCTGAGGTGGATGAATGATTACGCCTAAGGATGGCATGTCCTTCCAATTTCTGTTTTCTTTGGCCACCTTTGTCGTCTTGATCATCAATGTGGTGGTCATGATCAGAAACAATAGTAAGCAAGACGCAGAAGGTGTGGTCAAGGCGAATCTGAAGCTTGATGCACTATGCCGTGATAGTGGTGAAACTAGACTTGATCTTAAATCTATGAAATCAGACATTGAGAAGATGACAAAAAAGCAGATGGAGCATGACTTCCGTCTTGAGAAAATCGAAGAAGATCTGGACAGTGCATGTGGGCGAATCACCAAATTAGAAGAGAAAGAAGGTTAGTATATGCCAAGCTATAATGACTTTTACAATACACACTTAGGCCGTGCTTATGATGTTGATGGTTACTACGGTGCACAGTGCTGGGATGGTTATGCAGAGTATTGCAGATATTTGGGTGTACCGTGGTCCAACTGTACAGCAACTAGATATGTACGTGATTTGTGGGAACAAAGGCACACAAATGGAATTTTAAACTACTTCACTGAAGTATCCGTGATGAAGCCTGGTGATGTGGCTATATTCAAGGTTTGTGGAGTTACACCAAGCTCACATGTGGCAATCTTCCATAGTGATGCGGGCGGTGGTTATGGTTGGTTTTTTGGCCAGAATCAAGGCGGTTCAGGCGGTGCATTTAACTTGTGCAAGTTACCATATAGTGCTACTTATGACACAGCTTTCCGACCTAAGGCATGGAGCGGCACAAATACACAAGATGAATCACAAGCCTACAAAGAATCACAATTGATCAATGAGACAGGTATAGCAATATTAACGGAAGCGGTCAATAAAAGACGTGACAGTCCTACAGGAATTGTTGTAGAAACGCTGCCAGTTGGCAAAAAGCTTGAATATTCACAGAAATGGATTGGGAATGGGCATCGTTATATTTCATGGGTCGAAACCGAACCGAACGGTAACAAGTATCGCTACTTTGTGGCAGTTAGTGCTGGAGAGGATTACAACTCTGAGCGTTGGGCTACTATTAGCGCCAAAGAAACAAGTGCTCCGAAGCCAAAGCCACAACCACCAAAGGCAGAGCCAACAAATAAAATTGATACGTCAAACGTAAAGCATTGGGGCGTTGATATCAGTGAATTGAATGATGACGTGAATCTAAGCAAGTATGACTTTGCTATCATACGTGCGTGCTATGGAGAATACACTGATAAGAAACTTGCCCAATGGGTAAACGAATGCAATAGGTTAGGAATCCCATTTGGCTTGTATTGCTATGATTATGCTTTGAACGATGATCAAGCGCTGGCAGAGGCTAAATATATCTTAAAATTAGCAGAACAGTATCAACCTACATTAGGAATTTGGTTTGATATGGAAGATGCCGACAATTACAAAAAGAAAAATGGAGTGCTTACAGCAGAACGATGCTTAAAGTCATGTCAGATTTTCTGCAAAGCTGTCAAAGACGCAGGATGGTATACTGGTGTATACAGTTCTACATGGTGGTTTGATAATTGGTTGACATCTGGATTAGATGATTATGATAAGTGGGTAGCACAGTGGGATGCAAATGATGGCGATTATCATAGCGATACGTCAAGCATGGGCACAATCCATCAGTATACATCCGTAGATAAGCACTCAGGCATCGGCCTGGATAAGAACGCCATGTATGTAGATTTTGATCATTATAAAGTAAAGGTGGATAAACCGTCAGAAGAAAAACCATCAGAGCCACAAAAAGAGCCTACAGACGACAAAAAAGAATTAAGTGGAATGTTAAAAACTTTGATCGGGCTTCTCAAAAAACTATTGAGCGTATTTGGAAAGTCGGGTGATTGATTTGGCGCTCCACTACCGGAAGAAGCCCATCGTAATTGAGGCGATGCAGCTCAATATGCGAAATCGTGACAAGATCCTTGACTTCGCGAAAGGGTACATCACACTGAAGTGGGATGATGGCTACCTAGTTGGTGCGTATGTGCAGACCTTAGAAGGGTGCATGTACGCAACCTATGGCGACTATATCATCCGTGGCGTAGATGGCGAGTACTATCCGTGCAAGCCGAGCGTGTTTGAAAAGACATATGAGCTTGCCGAGGATTTATTTTGA